TTAAAGAATATCTCCAGGTATAACCCTATTAGAATCAGAGTCAAAGTGTTGAGTAGAGAACTCAAATAGTTCTGCGTCTTCTATTGCTACCATCTGATGCCTAGTCTCTCTACAGCAGTGGAAACTATCACCTGGTTCTAGTATCATTGTCTTTGCATCCTCTAACTTATCAGTCTTACCATAGAACAAATGGATCTTACCTGACTGTAAGTAGAAGGTCTCATCCTTTAGGATATGATAGTGCCATGAGCACCTGTGGTTCTTCTTAATGAAGAGTAACTTACCACAGTATTCTTCTGAGTTGGCAATCCACTTCTCCCAACCCCATCCTTTCGGTACAAATTTTGGTTTAGTTTCTCTCATTTAAAAAAGTCCTCATCTTTTACACCTTTGTCATCGATAAACAGATCAGCGTGAGGTTTACCAAAGATTAACTCATGGTATTTACACCCCCATATATCTAGCTGCATTTTAGTAAGGGGTTCCACTACCTCCACTGCCTTTCGTGCTGCCTCTGCATGAGGTTTGGTTTTATTCCTACCCATAGCACGAGCAGTCATGTATATAATGTAGTGTCCCTCATCATATAACTTATTAATCTTTTCTATCCTATCTTTCTTAGGAGTAGCACCTTCATACTGACATGACTTGCATGTACCAGGTGTACAGATAGTACCATCTATATCAAAGCAGTATCTCATGTTCTGGACCTAAGTAGAGAGTTTTAATAGGATTTATATCCATTGACTTTGATAACTGTCTCCATATTATCATTGCCATACCAATGGAAGTACCAGCATCAGTAGACACTGGTTCAACATATAGTTTAGCACCTTCTGGTAAATGTTTCAAGTATTCATAGTTTGCTACACAATTCAAGGCACACCCACCTGATATTACTATGTTATTACTGACTTCTAATGCCTTATTAATTAACCCTATCATATAAGTTTCAAAATCTTTTTGGACTCTCCATGCTAGGTTTTCATGATTAATATTATCATAAGGTTTAAACTTAAAACCGTTAGGATCTCTCTCCCATAAAGTCTCATCAATCTTACCGTCTACTACAAATGGTTTAATGTTAGGATCATCTTTACCATAAGCAGCAAGACCCATCGTCTTACCACACTCTAGAGTTCCAAACCCAAGGTACTCACTAACACCAGCATAAACAAAACCAATACCAAGACGATCCTTTTGATATACTTTCTCAAAGTTACATGGATAAGATGCCTTGTAGATAGTCTCCACTTCAACCTTACCAGTATCTAAGAGAGCACCACCACCATCAACACTTATACAAACTGCATCTTCAAACCCAGAGTTATAAAATCCTAACGCAGCATGAAAAAGATGATGCTCATTGGAAAAGTCAATAGCCTTTCTATCTGTATACCTATCAAGTTTCCTAGTTAATTCATAAGTAAAATCTAATACCTTCTTACTTTCTTTTTCAGTAGGTAATGTTGTATGTAACACATAATCTATACCATCTACTCTCTTAAGAGAGTCAGCAATAGCCATGTATGGTCTATGATCAAACTTATAACGACTAACTCTCTCCTCTTCTAAATGAAACTCTATGTTACCATCCTTTAGATAACATACAGAAGCATTATGATAACAATTATAAGCAAATATCTTAGAGTTCAAGGATTTCATCTACATCCCTCATTGATAAAGTATATGTACCAGGATTCTGGACTGCTATTGCTGCACATCTATTAGCAAAGTTAATTGCCTCCTTCATATCATCCAACTGTATATAATAGAAGACTAATGCTGCTAAGAATGTATCACCTGCACCAGTCACATCAAACACCCTAGTAATAGGTACAGGGAATGTCTGATGATCCCACAAAGCACCTTGAGCACCATTAGTTACAATAATATTCTTACCATTAGGTATGTGATCTGGATCCAGCAGTTCAAACTCTTTCTTATTAATCTTATAGACTATATTCTCACGATTAACAATTAGTTTAGTCTTCTTAGTATCAACAAATATTTTAATACCAGGATTCTGTGATGCCAACAGCTCAAATAGATCTGAAGGAACAAACCCCTTATTATAATCAGATATAACAACAGCATCATATGTCTGATGCATTGCTGCCATCTTAAGCTCTGCTATATTAATAGGTCTCGTTTCATCCTCAGTATCAAGACGAAACACCTGATAGTTAGATTTCTCATCAATATATCTTGTCTTAGTAATAGGTTCTTTATTAGTAAGAAAGTTTACATTGATACCAAGAGACTTTAAATTCTCATGAACATTCGCTGCCATACCAGGAGCACTCTGCTTCTCCCGATACTTCATGACAGGTATAGGTGCTTCAGGACTTAAACGATCACAAGATCCATAAACCCATTCATCAACACAACTATCCCCGATCAATAATACATTGTACTGTCTTTGAAGTCGCATACTTTTCAATCCTATCGAAGAACTTTAATTCAGCAGACCAATACGATCCAATGACCGACTTGTCTTTCCAATCAGAACCAACTACCATTATATCAGGTTTAATTGATTTTACCAATGCCTCTAGAGATTCATCACTATCAAAGTAAGTCACCTCATCCACTGCTTCAAGAGCAATGAGCATCAGTCCTCTGTCTTCCTGATTATATATCGGACGGGTTGGTCCTTTCTTTTCCCGTACTCTATCGTCAGTATCTATACCAACTATAACATAGTTCCCTAAAGACTTAGCATAGTTTAGTAATGATATATGACCTGGATGTAAGAGATCAAATGTACCATTGACAAAGACTCTTACTGGTGCAAAGGGATGGATAAATCTTTTAGTCATTCCAATGCCTCATGACCCCTGCCACAATAAAACAATTAGTAATGAGATAAGAAAAGAAAATAAAACTGCGTACGATAACAATGTTATTGTCGTAGCGTTTAGTTCTTTCATCAGCGAAGCTACCCAACGCATACTTCCATACCCTCCATAGTTTAGTCATAATAATGCCACCTTAATTGCTACTGTTGTCCTGAGTTCAGGAGAATTAACAAAGGAACACCCTTTATGATAGTACATACCTTTGAATAAAGCAACTCTACCTGGTACAAAATCCACAGTAGTAACATTATCATACTCAATAGCAGTACCTCCACCCCACTCTGGATTATAATCTTTGTTCACATAGTATATAAAGGTCAACCCTGCATCATCCTCACAATCCTGATGAAAGACAGTATCATGGAAAGATTGTTGACCATTAACTACTATCTCAGTAAGATTATGTGGTGGTAGTGTCTTAGATAATGCTTGATACATCATATCAAAGCAATTGTTATCTGCATTAACAGCATTAGGTGGAAATATTTGCTGACTAAACGCAGGTAACTCACCAGTATCATCACCTGAAGTACGACCAAACAACCAAGCAGGAGCCCATATAGTATGGGCATGTACATATTCTATAAACCACTCAGGAAATAGATTGTCAATGACATAGACTTCATTAAGAGTTTTAAAGGTTAGATCTAAACCCCTTGATGCATCTATATGAATCATAGTATGTGCATGTTACCATGATTAGGCATCACAATCATCTTACCCAACTCAGGAAGATACAAGTACTCAATATCACTAGCAAGTAAAGTGGAAACGGCATCTTCAAGTGTTTCAACAAGAGGTTCTCCGCCCAAATTAAAGGAAGTATTAAAGAGGATAGGACAACCAGTTCGTTCAAAGAATTCCTGTATGAGGTTGTAGTAGTTTTCATTCTGTTCCTTAGTTACTGTTTGTATCCTACATGTCTTATCTACATGGAGAATAGCAGGGATCTTCTCTTCTACACCTGGTTTACACTCAACAGCATACATCATGAACGGAGTCTCATCCATACCACGAAGATCAAACCACTCATGCACATGTTCTTGTAGAATAGTACCTGCAAATGGTCTAAAGAACTCACGGTTCTTGACAGTGTTAACATGATCCTTACCATTAGGATCAGTTGGATCATATAATATAGAACGATTGCCAAGAGCACGAGGACCAGACTCAGACCTACCTTGGAAGAGTGCTACTATATTCTTATCTAATATAAGATCAATAACATCTTTATCAGTCGCATCAATGGTACGACCACCATACTTCTTAGACATTGCTAAAAGATCCTCCTCAGAATAATCATAATGTATACCAGTATACAAATTATTAATACGCTCACGCTGTCTAACATCTTGATTCTTATAATGATGCCATAATAAAGCAGCACCTAATGCTGTACCACCATCATTACTTACTGGTTCAACATATAGATTGATACCTTCATCCTTTAATTGATCAAGGAACCAGTAGTTAGCAACACAATTCAGTCCATACCCACCAGATACTACTACATTCTTATGACCTGTATCCTTAACTGCCTTTCTAATCAGTGCTAGAACCTGCTCTTGAGTATCATTCTGTACTCTCCATGCAGAATTCTTTCTATTATCAAGGTCATACATCCCTTTCATATCAGGTTCTAACTTATCCATGTTAATCTCAGGGGTATGATGCATAAGATATAATGCACCTTGAGGATACAATGGACAGAATATATTATTATCTGCTCTTTGAGTGGGTACTATACCTGCATCTTTAAAGAAAGGTGGTATATAATCTACCTCCTTACCATAAGGAGCAAGACCCATAGTCTTTCCTGCTTCAATAGATGTCCATCCACAATACTCTGTGATAGCTTCATATGTTTTAACTATACCAGCAGCATGACTGGCAACAAATTCACAACTATCATTAGAATCAGACTCCCATGATACATTACCCTCATTTTTAGGTGAGTTAGCATTGAACTCATTAAAAAATGAAGTATCAAACTCATTAAAATAACAGAAAGGAGTAGCAAATTTAGTACCAATGTGCTTATACCTTGTGTCAAACTTAGCAGGGTATGCACAGTCAAATATAGTTTCTGTCTCCCAGTAGTCCTCAATATATTTCTCAGCAGGACCAAACCTCATCCAAGAACCTGCACCATCAACAATAACAGCAGCAGCTTCTTTAAACCCAGAGTTATAGAATGCTGTAGCAGCATGTAATCTGTGATGGATCTGTCCCATGTCAATGACATTGTTAGGTCTCCTCTCTCCACCCTCCATGTCATAGAAATCAGGACAAGTCTCTGGTTGAGGAGTGAGCATCAAACCTAACTTCCTTACCATACCAAAGTAAGGATCATCCAAACAATAATCTAATCTTAAATCTGGTTGAGATGTAAGAGGTGTAGTGTGTGCTATCAGAAGATAATCTAATCTATCAGTATACTTCTTAAACTGTGTGATAGATGCTAGAGGAGCACCGTCATACTTATTCCTAGTTAATCTTTCTTCCTCAATATTAAAAACAACTTCTCCATCCTTTAGAAGACATGCTCCACCGTTATGCCCTCTGGCAATAGCACCAATCCACTGTGTCATGATCCAAACCCCTTCTTAGTAACATTACTTGTAGGACAAGCAGGATCTTCACAACATGGGTCTACTTTTTTCTTTTTCTTTACCTTAGATGGTGTACCTGCAAGTGCTCTTGCTGGTTTACCTAACCCATCCCTACATGATTTAATAACCTTTTTAATATCATCATCTGTCATCGTCATACACTCATCGTTACTCATGTCCTGCTGATCTTCACCAGTCATACGAATAGGAGAGTAAGTTCTCTTACCTTCACCGAGATCAATTATATCTACATCAGGATCATCTGGATAAGATATATTGACAGGGAATGTAGAACCAACAACAACAGTTGACTTTGTTCCTACTGCCTTAGCAATATGTTGACCTACACTATCACAACCAAGGAAGTAATCAGCACACTCAATAAATCCTGCCCACATCCTAACATCAGGAACTTCAGGGAAGACATGCTCATACTTACCATCATTCTCACCATGATCTTCAGTCTCAAACTTAAACTCACTCATTAGAACAACAGCATAATCCTTCTTCAGATTATTAATTATCTGAGTGATGTCACCTAGATTAAAACTCCTAGAAGTTGGGTCAAATATATAACCGTCAGTATTTACTGTACCTCTACCAAATGGTTGGATAACAATGACCTTATCTTTATCTAACTTCTCTTTAATATTTTCTATCGTATTGAGTGCAGTTATACCTTCACCCTTAGTAATCTTAATGTTAGGTGCAGGAAGTTCTCTAGGTTCAGTCAACCCATTGATCTCCATGTCATATGCTTGTGCAAGACTGCACTTCTGATTGTAGTAATCCCAAATCCTATACGGTTCTGGTGTCATACAGTCACGCATTTTAAGTTTGTCCTCGAACAAACCCTTATGCCATATATCATAGGCATATTTGTGTAGTACTGGGTGTCCCTTATAGAAATTCATACCACCCTCGGCAACGATTATAAAATCGTCATGGGTCTCTGCATATTTCTCTAGAGCAGGGATAGAACAAATTACCCTACCAGCACCACCATTAATAAAAAATGCTTTAGATCTCATACTACTAAATTCAACAACTTATATAGTCATAGAAACATGACTTGATTTACCCTATCATAGTCGGTAAACATACCTGTGTCTATGTCTGGGGAATGAAGCACATCTGACTCATAAACAATACATCTATTATACACCATGTCAAACCTATGTTCAACCTTCCACTCTCTATCCCCATTAATCCAGTCATGTATGTATGGAAACAACTGATCTTCTTTACTCACCTCCTCATCAAACCCTTCAGGTTTCTTGATATAATTTAAGGTACTGCATGGTAGGGTCATCATCCCATCATAAGAATATAAATTAGTACCACCAACACACTCCTCAGGTGTGTTTAAGAACACAACCACACCAAACTGGTTGGGTGCATGAAAATCTGCCTTAGATGAATCCTGATGAGGTAGATTTAACCAAGGGTTTATAGTTATAGATTCCGAGTTCATTATATTACACATAAAACCAACCCTATCCCATTGCTGGTCATATTTTTGATGATCTATTGGTTTCTTCCACAAACCTACCTGCATACAGAAAGAATCAAATAATAATTTCAAATGATCTCTTACTTCAGGAGTTTCAATAAAAATTCTCTCGCCTGGTATGCCACAGATAAGATCATCTCTTCTCTCTGATCTAGTATTTAATGCTAAGGATCTAACCTCATCAGGATTCTCATAGAAGTTATCAATAACTACTACTGTCCTTCTATCCTTACCAATACCACGGATATAATTTACCTTTCGGTGTTCATTTAATTCAAACATTACATAAACAATATCTGATTGACTCTACTGTAGTCTGTAAACATACCCAAGTCCACATGAGGAGCATGAAGTATTTCTGCCTCATACAATATCATCCTATTATATACCATCTCAAATTCATGCTCAACTTTCCAGTGTTCTGAGTTATCAAATGCTTTTCTCACTTCTTTATAAGTTCCATCACCATATTTTTCACTCAACCCCCAGTTCCAAGGTATACTCATCATACCATCCCAACTATACAAATTAGTACCACCAGCACACTCCTCAGGTGTGTTCAAATAAACTACAGAACCAAATTGGCATGGAGGTGAGGTTGGATCTTCAACATACCTGTCTTGATGAGGTATGATTCCATAAGGTGATGTTAAAAGAGACTCATCATTTATATTATTACACATAAACCCTTGCTTATCCCACTCCTGACCAAATGAACTCAAATCTACCAACCATTCTCTTTCCCAAATATTATTATCGGCACACAAAGATTCATATAAAGGAAAAAGATTCTTCTTCACTTCATCAGTAGGAAAAAAAGATCTTACACCAGGAAGTCCACCAGTTATACCTGGTTCACTACTAGTACCTAATGATAAAGCAAGTTCTCTTACCTCATCAGGATTCTTATAAAAATTATCTACAACTACAGCAGTACAATGATTCTTTACTTCAGATGGCCATCCAAAGCTTGACTCTGATGTGTCTGCTACTCTAGCAATCTTTATGTCTAAGTCACTATTAAGTTCAAACATCACATAAAAAGCACTTGGTTTATACGACTAAAGTTTTTAAACTTACCCAACTCTACAGAAGGACCATGAAGAACATCTGCTTCATATAATACCATCCTATTGTATACCATCTCAAATGTATGTTCAATACTATTATCTATATAAGATTTTATATGGTCAAATAATTCTACTTGAGATGGATCCTCTAGGACAGGAATACCACTCTCAGGTCTATCAAAGTGACTTATCTCTCCATCATAACTATAAAGGTTAGTTCCACCTGAACATTCCTCTGGAGTATTCAAATAGATAACAGATCCAAACCTAGATCTAATGACACCATTAAAAGTATCATCACCTGCAGGATAATAATCTTGATGAGGTACGATACCTAAAGGATTTCTTAAAAGAGTATCATCATTAGTAATATTGCATATGAATCCAGTCTTACGCCACTGTTCATCAAACCACTGAAGATCATATATCTGATCTCTCATCCATAATTCCTTATCAAAGCATAAAGAATAATATATGGGATATAATTTATCTACTACCTCATCAGTATCTACAACAATCCTATCAAAAGATCCATATGATATCTCCTGACCTTTCTTGTCCAGATTAGATAAAGCACACTCTCTTACCTCATCTGGATTCTTGTAGAAATTATCTACAACTACAACATTTCGGCCTAATATATCTTTAGCAACTTTAATTTCTAATTCATTATTAAGGTCAAACATTTAATTACAAGAAGAAAACTTGATTTATACGACTATAGTTGGTAAACATTCCTAGATCTACACATTGACCATGAAGATTGAATGCTTCATAGAGAACAAATCTATTATACACCATCTCGAAAGTATGTTCACACTTCCAGTGATCGCTAGTGTCGAGATCTTTTCTAATATAAGTAAAGATCTCTTCTGGAGAAAGATCATCCTCGGTCAAACCTTCTGGATGAGGTCTGATAAATGGATTATCTAGTTTAGGTACAGTCATTTCACCATTTAAACTCCAGAGGCTTGTACCTCCAGCACACTCTTCTGGTGTATTCAAGTATAAAACAGCACCAAACTCAGAAGGAAAATCTCCAGCATAATAGTCTTGATGAGGAATGATTCCAGCAGGGTTTTTTTTTAAAGTCTCGTCAGTAATAACATTAACGAGAAATCTTAGGTTACCTAATTCCTGAAAAAAAGGTTCTGGCGTAATAGATCTTCCCCAAATATTTGTGTCAGAGCAAAGATCAGTGAGTAAATTTGCTAAGTTATCTTTTACTTCTTCGGTATCAACAAAAACTCTAGTTCCAGGTAGAGCTCCACAAAGTTCTCTATTTCCATTCTTATTTTCTTCAAGAGCTAGTGCTCTTACTTCATCAGGATTTTTATAAAAATTATCGATTATGATAGCACTTCTTTTTTGTGGTCCAATATCTCTTGCAATCTTTATATCTAGATCATTATTAAGTTCAAACATTTTATAAAATCCTGTAGGTCAAAAAAAATTCGGGAAAAATTTTCCCGAATCCTGGTAAACAAAAAGTGAATTTCGTTTCGGGGTCGTTTAGTCTCCGTCCCTCTGAACATGGAATGGATTAGCAGTCTCATCTGGATCCATTGGCCATACAATAAGATGAGTAGCACTACCAACACCTACCCAATCAGCAGGAAGATTTCTTAACTTAGTACGGTAGTCCTTCCATTGCTGCTTGAATGAATCAGGTGCATCCTCTGCGATTCTACTATCACTAGCGTCAAGCATTCTATTTCTTTGTTCTCTAATATGATCCCATCCAAAACTATTATCATCCGCTTCGTCAGGACTAGGTGCAGCAGTAGAAAACTTAGGAGTAGACCAACCACCAGCATTACTATTAAGTGTTGGATCCCAATAGAAAGATCTCATGTCATATACTTCATGCATATGATGAGGATCTTGAATCTTAGGATTAGGATCTGATGATGGACCTGCAACTACTTCTATGTGATGAGGTGGTGAGATACTATCAGTACCATCAGGTTTTCCTGGACCAAGAGCAGCAGCATGAAGAGGATACTTATCAGCATCTAATACTACTTCGTACTGATCGATTGCTAAGGCAGGAACCTTACCAGCATCGTAATCATCCTTATCAAATGAAGTTTCAAAAAGATTTGAATCCTTCATAAATCTACAGACTATATCTTTAGGACCAACATAAGTGTCAATACCTACATTAGTATCGTCTTGCTCCTGACCCTTCCATGCCGTTGGCACTGGGAAAATAAAATTTTTGTTAATAGTAGACATGTTTTGTTCAGGTTAACTCCTTCATTTGTTATTTATAATTATGCCCAGTAGGTTACCACTACAAGACCACCTTGTCCCCAATCACCCCAACAGTTTCCACCCTGAGTGATTGGGTTGAATCCTCCTCCACCTGGGAAGAGAGAGTGACCTAAGCAACACCCACGAACATTACCAATTGAACAACTGTTTCTTCCATGAGAACTCTTAGCACCGTAAGGACCAGCAGCACCAGCTGCTTTACCCATGTGCTCAGTATGACAGTAGTAGTTTGACTGTGTTGAACTCTTCTGTCCAACCAACTGCCAATCTGCACCACAAGAACAAGCGGTTCTCTCTGACCAACACATACCACAGTTGGCCATATACTGACAGTTATAGCACCAAGCACCACACCTCTGACGACCATAGTTACCACCATATGCACAGAAGTTATTCAGTCCTGGACCTTGGACATAACTTGTGCAACCACAGAACCCACACCCTGTTCTACCATGACAGCAACCGCAGCAACTACATCTTGTAGTACCTCCAGCACAAATAGTATATGCTGAACTACCTGGAGTAAAGTTTCCTTTATGAGAATATATTTGTTTTACACCGTATGCTCCTCCTCCACCTGGTTGACCGAATCCAGTGGTGCAACAACGACCACCTCCTCCAGTACCACCACCAGAAGTGACCTCAAACTTAATAGTCAATGCCTTACCTGGTGCTGTCCAATAGCAGCAACACCCTCCATTTTCAGGATTCCAATAGTTACAATTGGAGAACATCATCTGGCATGTCACAGCAGTCGAGAACCCAGAGACCTGTGCTGGTCCTAGCGAGTTATTAATAACTGCTTGATCCCCCTGCAGTTTTTTATATGTTTGATAATTGGCCATTGCTTTACCAGTGTGGTATTAGTATTTAGAAAAATATATGACAAAAAGGGAGGTAATACCTCCCATATCAATTAGATGGTAATAATTCTCCATCCTTGTGAACCATCGTAGAACACGAGTTCAAATGCAGCACCCTCAGTATTAACTGTTAGGTCAGCGTTGTCACCCATGATTGGGTTACCATTTCTAGCAATCGTTAATGCACTAGAATCAAATGTCTTGTGAGAGTCAAAGATTCTGACGCTATCACCTTTAACAGGTGATCCAGGTAGAGTAACAGTAAATGCACCACCTGTTGTGTTACAGAATGCTTGCTCTTTGTTCTGTAGAGTTGTTCCGTTGGATGAGATATCCTTATTAGCGAAAGCACCTACAGGTAACCAGTTTGTACCGTTGTAGAATTCAAATCCATTTGCATCAGTGTCGTAACGAATACCACCTGTATAAAGGTCACCACCAGTAGGTCTAGTAGCTTGAGAACCTCTAGGAGGTACGATAATACCAGAAGTATTATCCATTCTTCCACGAGTTAGGAATCCACGAACTGCTTTCTCTGTAGGACATGCAGCGTTGGAGTCTCCACCCATTGTTTCATCAGAGGAGAACTCACTAATAGATTCACCAATCTGACCACCAATAGCACCCAGTTTCAATTCTGTCAAACCAGAAAGG